TCTAGCGATGCCGATTGGGCACCTGTACCTGAATATTATAAGGCTCAGGTCCAATGGCAAATGCACGTGACCGGCATCAAGAAAGTCTACTTCGCAGTACTTATTCACGGCCACGATTACTTTGAACGTGAAATGGATTACGACCCGGAATATGCACAGCAGATGGAACTCAAGTGTCAAGAACTTTGGAATGCTATTTGTACAAAGATTCCGCCTGAAGCAGATGGTAAGCATGCCGATATTGATAAGGATATTATCAACGAACAGGCTCGACTTGCAACCGATAAGGAAGATAGCTATGAACTGTCCGATGAAGAGTATACCGAATTTGTTTTGCTCAGTCAGAAGGCAGAGGAATTTGAAAGCAAGCTTGCCGCCTCTAAGTTGAAACTTGCTCAGTACTTCCGTAAGTACAAACGCCTGACGTATAAAGGTGCAAACGTCGGTACTCTCGTCACCTGTAAAGGCAAGGAAAGTATTGATGGTAAACGACTCAAGTCCGAATTCCCTGAGGTGTATGCTAAGGTCTGTAAGCAAGGCAATCCGTATTCATACCCCAAATTTGGATAATTTTTCGAAATGAAATTATTATAATGATAGACGAAAGTCTACCGAACAACAAACCGCCAAACATTAAGAGGTAATATATGGCAACAAATCCGTTCGAAACACAACAGAAAACCTATGTGCACTTTCCTAATGATGAGTTCATTGATGCCTGCGTTCTGTCCTATCAGACAGCAGACCTTCCTCCGGGACCATTGGCCACTACCAATGACCGTGTGAAGAGTGCTCGCTTTTTGATGGGCGGCTACGTCAAGGATGAAAGTGGTCAGATTAAATGCGATGATACGGGCAAACCGATTATCGTGCGTAAGTGGACCAAGTGGATGCGCGTTAGCAATAACGAACGTTCCGCTATGATGAACTTATTCAGTGGCTTTGATAACTTCTTCGATATCCTGCAGGATTGTGAAAACGGTGGTAGGCTCTGGACTACACCGATGAAGATTCTGCTTGAAGCTTCCGAGAAGTATCAGAACATTATCAAGATTAAGCCTGGCACTAACACCGATGTGGTGCAGAATTGCTACTATAGTGATGAGTACATTCCGTACAAAATCGTGAAGGCCTATGGGAACCCTGAGAAGTTGGTACTTGCCGGCTGCAAGTTTAAGTCTGGTGTGAAGACCTTCACGCCTGATGAAATGAGCGATGGCGACAACGAAACTAACGCTTAGAACCCTACACAAACAGGCGTGGTCCCGGCCTGATACGGGACAATCCAATTCCGATTGGACTATGTTTGTTCAGAGCGTGGTACCGGCTCGATACGGTACACTCATCGCGGGATAGAGAAGTGGTATCTCGTTAGGTTCATAACCTAAAGACCGCTGGTCCGACTCCAGCTCCCGCTACTATGACTATCTGAGTGCGGAGATGCGCGAAAGCCATATGCTAGGAGTGACGGTTCAATTCCGTGAAGCATTATAGTTGCTGGTGCAATACCTAGTTAACCAAACCAAGAGTCATATTAACTACGCCGTCTATCCCATGTAAGCCCGTTAAGTGTACGGCATTCGGATATCCACGGATTACCGGATGGGCTAGCAGAACACCGGCAGGAAACAAAAGTTTTGCCCAGTTTATTCCCCTAAAACCTGCCTCGCCCGGGCTTTGTATACCTCACCTGGGCGGGGCTTTTTCAGGACTTATCACATGCGACTTAGTGGAAAGTATAACTTCGAAACTCTGCGTGATTGTATACAGGGTAATTTCGGCTGTATTTACGATAAAGAGAACAATTATTATATTGTTCAAGCGTGGTTTTTGACCGCGATTATTCGGCCCAAAGATAGTATAGAACTCTTTTTAGGTTCTAGTAAATCTGAAACACAGGTCGAAATTGGAAAAATTTCACTTCATTAATTTATTATAATGATATGTTAAGCCAGGAACTTGTCGACGAACTCAAGGCAATAGCCTTTATGGAGATGGCAAAGCCCATCAACCGTGTTGCCGCATGCAATTCGCTGGCTAAGAACGGACTCGAAATCGAAAGGGTCCGTACTACACTTTATTCAATAGCAACCGATATTGCTACACCGGATTCTGTTAAGGTCCGTGCGATTGACTTACTGGATAAGTTAGACATCACAGCACCGCCTGATGACTTGGCACCCGACAAGGCTGAGTCGCTTGAACAGAAACTCCTGGAGCAATATGTCGGAACAACTTAATACAATACTCGAAGGTTTTAAATCGAAGCTTTCTTATCGTGAACAGGATAAGAAGGCTCTTGACATTTCTAGAGCAGCAGCAGCCGGTAATCTCGGCGATGGCGAATATAGCGAGTGGGCACTCATTTCGAATGACCCACTCGTTGTCGTTAATTATGTCAAAACATTCATCACCACACTAGCTAGTAAACTTGCATCGGCACCTCTTAGACCTGCATCTGATAAATTGAATGAGAGAGCTGTCGAAATGCGACTCAACAGTCAAGCGACTGAATTGTTTAAAACTATCCTTGGTGATGGCTATTCTTTCTTGGGACTTGGGCTTAAAGATGGCAAGTCTGTTGCGAATATTATTGATGCGCGTTCTATAATGTTCAATGGCAATGACCCCACCTTGAAAGATGCCACCGAATTGGTAGTGTTCGAGGTATTGCCTAAGTCCCAAGATGATAATTTTGTATCCAGTTTTCCGAGCGGTTATGTAGAATTTGATGACAGTGTTGAGAAGGTTCGTACTTATTATTATTATATAAAAGAAGGTGTTGTCAACCTTGATATCTATGACGAAGGTAATGATGAACCTACTCATACAATTGTACCGAATGTAGACCGTATTCCTGTTGTACGCTTCTTCGGTGAAAAGTTTGAACTTAATGATAAACGCTGGCACTATCGCGGTCTGTACTATCAGATGGCCGGTGTGATTAAGGCTATGGCTCTGGCCGCAACAAAGACTCAGATTCGTGTGGCTATGTCTGATGATGCCAATTATATTGCGGCCAATGATGCAATCTCCAATCATATGAAGACTTGGCAAAACAGTGGTGTTCATACTATGGACAACTTCGATGCCAATGGGGACCCGATTAAGGACCCGGTTATTCCGATTCAACATGATAACCAATTCCTTATAAATGCCTTTGAAATGTGGAAAAGTATCACATCCGATATGCTCGGTCCGGTGGTACAGTCTGCATCTGAAGCTATTACTCGTGAAGAAGTCCTAGCACGTTCTGAAGTACGTGATGCCATTGCCAATACATATTTGTCGAATATGGCCGATAGTATGGCAGAAGTATATCGTATTATCAATATGCTAGAGAACGGCGATTCATCTATAATCGTAGTCCAGGGTGGATTTATAGAAACAGCTGAACGTAATAAACTCTTGGGCAATATTACCAATGTTTATAATCTTGCGAAAGAAAGCGGTCTTAATGCTCAGGGATTTATATTCGAGATATTGGCAAATAGTGATATGCCTGTCAATATGAAGGAACGCATCGGTCAACTTCTTATGCAAGACCCGTTCGCAAGTCCTGCAATGCAAGCTCTCAAGCAACAGAATGTGGCTCTTCAGCAGACAATTCAGAAACAAGAAAATACAATTACTCAATTGCGTATTATGGCTTCTCAGCGTATGGAACGTCAGGCAGAATACGTTGCCTCTCAGGAACGTATCAAACGCTTCGAAGTTATGTTCAAGCAATGGCAGCAAGAGAACAAAGATACTCAGGAAGCACGTATGGAAGTTCTTCGCAGGCTGCTTGATAATGGTGATACTTATGGTGCTATGGCGATGTTACAGGCCATTCAAGCGGTTGATAGGCCAATCCTCGATAGCCCGATTACTCAAGAACAAATGAACGATGCGACGGTAGATACCTTGTCGCAGTACAATCAAGGAGCAGGTGAATATGTGGGAAACATTACTCCCAATAGTGGCCAAGGGATTAATCAAGGGCCAGCAGTCCAACCAATCGCAAACCCCGCAGCTCAACCAGCAGCAAAACCAATTCCGAACCCAGTTAGGTTCCAACCAGGCATTTAATGATTATTGGAGTCGACTATGAGCATTAGCAATTTTATGTCCGGACTTACCGACTGGTGGGGTCTCACAGATACCAAAGCACCTCAACGTGGTTTAGAAGCACTTGAGCAAGGTTCTGAAACGGCTCGGCAGAATCTGCAGGACCAGATGGACCCTGTCACCGGTATGTATCAGTCGGCTATGAGGGGTCGCCAGATGGGCGATGTTCTAGACCAGTACCAGCAGAATATGATGGGGACTGAACAAGCGGCCGGTGCAAGTAATGTCGAAAAGTTTATGAACCCGATGTATCAGCGAGCTATTCAGCAGGCTGGAAATCAGGCCTTGGCCGGTGCAGGTTCTTCCCTTCAGAGTTCTGGTGCCAATAATGCAGTGGCGAATACTGTGGCCAATACTTCTACAAATATGTGGCAACAGGCCTTCCAGAATGCAATGGCCGATGCTCAGAACAAGCAGGGCATTTATGGCAATGTAACTCAAGCCAATCTTACACCGTCTAATCAATGGGCACAGCTCACAGCCGACCTCGCCGGTACTCAATATAATGCCGATATGGGTCTCGCAAATGCCGGCGGTCAGGTTGCCGGACAAAATACATCTTGGTTCGGTAGTTTGTTCTAAGGAGGATTTATGGTCAGATTTCAAACACAAGGTCCTGGGACGAGTCTAAAGATGCCGGATTGGAGTGCTGAATATAGGCGTCAAACTCCATTTAAACAAATGGTCGGCCTTTATAATATGTGGCAATCTTTGTCACCGGACACTCGCGACTGGATTGCCGGTTTATTTGGCGGTGGTAAAGATGATATTCTGGATGCACCGGCCGAACGTGGTCGCGACCCGATTCTCGATGAAATAGTAAGTCCCGATGCCGGTTATATTGCTAAAGATTCGGATGGCGAATATACACAAGTTGGTAGCATTCGATACGTCGATGATGATGGTAATTATATCAATGATGATACCGGTGATTCGGCTACGGAAGATATGGCCGGCAATCAGAACGTATCGAGTATATGGTCGCAGAATAATAACGACGAAACGACTAGAACTGAGTTATTCGACCCAACCGGTTATTGGAGTATTTGGCTATGAACTATGAATTAGAATATACACCGCTTCGTTTACCGACGATGAACGGTCCCGCATGGCCCGATAATACTCGAGTAGATATAGGATATACTCCTGTTGCCGGCGGAGCCGTCGGTACCGAGGAAGAAATATCTAAACCAAAGACTAAGAAATCTACACGAAACAATCGCAAGAAAATTACATTGCCTGAAGTAAAAGAACCAACAGTTACTACAGAATCTGCACAAGAACCGGTTGTCGCACAGCCACCTGCCAGTTCTGATGTCGAAAATCCTACACAACCAGATGACGACTTGCCGAGAGAAGCGGAGCCTAGAAGTTCTTATGTCGAAAATCCTGTACAGCCGAATAACAATACCGGTAACTGGCTTAGTAGATTAATTGCACCACCGAAAGATGAATTGGAAGCGGCGAATAACGGTTTACGTTGGCATTGGGCTCTCGAACACAGATTTATGCCTCCAGGCTCACAGTGGAATGAAACTGTTTGGAAAGGAGTAGACCGAGAAAATCAGTGGCTAGCTCAGATGCTCAGGCAAGCCAAGGAACAGGAAGATAAAGGCATAATGACACCGATGGCTACAGAGCGTCAAAGGAGTACACTCACTAATCAGTGGAGCAAATTCATCAAGTCCGTTAAGGATGGTAATTTCGACGCCTATGGCGGTACTACCGAAAAGGCTATGGAATGGGCCGACCAATTCAAGCAATACTTCGACAGTGTATTAGGTGAAGGAGCTTCGACAGGTCTTGAACCGATACCTGATGTTTTGGGCAAGCGTGCTATCCTGGAACGCAAGACATCATCCGATGCATTAACTACTTTAAATAAAGTCAAAACATTTGATGAACGTTTACAAAGATGGCTGAGTGAAGGTGATTTCCAAAATCCGGCTAAATCCAGACTTATTCGAAACGAGCTCGATAAACTAGCACAGAACTTCTCTGCAACACTTGGCGGTGACAGTAAGAATATGTCCGAAGAAGAAAAGAAGCGTATTCAGATTCTGTATCTGCCTGAAAATGCAATGAATAACGTGCATGAAACGATTCGTAGATGGCGAAAGTTCCTTACTCAGATTATGTCTAGTGCATCGGCGAAGGAATGGTCGCAGTCCAATCGTGGCAAGGTCAAGGAAATGCAAGAAGCCGCCAGTGCGATACCTGAAGATGTCGACGCTGGTGACCGTGGCGGACTTGCCGATATGGCGGCGACAATGGGTACATTTGTAAGTAAGGCTTTGGCCGATAAGGCCGAACTCCCACACGATATATCGGCAGCTCTCGAAGCCGGTAAGAAGCTTTACGAAACATATATGCAAAATATGGTGCTTGCCGCTAACGTAGACCCTGCTGTCGCACACCATATGGCCGAATATATACATAATGAAGTGAGCAACTTCTATAATAGGTATATGGAAGACAATCGTCGTCCCGAACGCTGGGATTATAAATTCAGTGATATGGATTATACGAAGCTAGCAAAGGCAGTACCCGCCGATAAGCTACTGGACCCGCCGAACTTTAGGGCACCGGATGTCTTAGGTCCTCTAAAAGGTGGTGATGTATCATCTAATCCGGCTAGCAAGGGTGAAAATAAACCGCCTCAGCCAAAGGCACCACTTAGAACAGACAGCAAAGGAAGGAAGGGATTCTAATGAAAAAACAAGACAAACCGCGTGTTACTAACGCTCAAATTAAGGATGCCGAAACCGTCCATATTGCATGGCTCAACGGAGCATCGGATGAACGTTTCACTCCGGAAGAAAATCGTAAATTCCAAATTGCCGCCGACCAGGGCAAACTGAAGTGGATTGTTGATGGCGACAAACTAGTTCCAGTCACTGACGATGATTCGGACTTCTTTTCAGACCGTGCATTCAATACGCCACGAGAAGCTGAACATTTTACACTCGGTAATGAACCGGGCCGTTCTCCCATCGGTAAATTTGCCGGTAGTACATTCGCTCCCATTTACCAGCATCAAATAACTGATAAGGTTCGTCAAGAAACGAAGAGCCCTACAAAGGACTTAGTCCAGGATATATCTAGGGGCGGTAAGTTCTTATTGCCTATTGCCACACAGTTCTTGGCTAAGACACCTACCGGTGCAGCCGGTCTCGGTTTTGTAGGCTCTGCGGCGACGGGTCTCGGTAATCGTGCGGCTAGCGAAGCACGTGATGAGCCTTACTATGGTGAGACATTGCCGAACATTTTAGCTACTTCTGCGGCTGTCGGTGCGAGTTCTGCCGGTAATAAATACTACTCTGAAGAGGCTGTTAAGAATAGACAACTTGCACGTCAGATTGAATCACAGCTCGGATATCCGACTCGTCACTGGTTTTGGGAAAAGTCACCGCTCGATGCACAAATGACAGATGAAGTTGCTAAGAAAATGGCCGGCGGTAATGATTATACTCTCGGTGATTGGCGAAATGCACCACTCGATAGATTCTATGAATCTGTGGGTACGCGTCGTCTGCCTATGAGAATGGAAAGATTGCCATTGATATTCGAACCTTCTAAAGGACCTGATGCCAAGGGTAAGTATACGACACAGCCCGTCAAACCTGCATCGAAGAATAAAGGGTCTGCCGGTTGGTCTAAACGTCAATGGGATGCTGTGGTAAGACGTTTTATGGAAGAAGCCGGTATACCTGATGCCGACCCTAATGATGTTCGTGCTTTCTTGGAAGAGGCATATTTTAGACCTGAGTCTAAATTGGGTTCTATATTCTATGCTCCTGGCGGAGTTCCGGAAAACTTCACAACAGAAGAATGGGCCGAATTGAGAGCGACGGAAAATAATCCGGTAACTGCAGAATTGGCGGCCAAACAAGGTCGTGTAATAGACCCTGAGTTGGATAAGAAGAGAGCAAAAGCACTTGAGAGTCGTACCGAACGTTATCAGCGATTGAAAGGCCGAAGCAATAAGACTAAGATTGTAACTCCTCAACAGTATGATATGATGGGTTCGTATGATTTTAAATTACCATTTATTAAATTTGGTAAGGAGCCTGTCCGTCTTCCATTGCGTCCGTTCATAAGAGCTGGGGCTACAACGATTCCATTCGCAGTGCAAGCAGTTGCACCATATGCAATTAAGAAAATTACAGGAGGTTCCGATGCCGACGAATAACGATGATGATTCCTTTATGGAAATGAGTAGACAAATGGCCTTGCGAGCCTTGTACGAGCATTGGCAAAACGAACGTGCCAAAAAAGACGCACTGAATGAGCTAGCTACGAGGCGACGTGAAGAAGTTCCATTAGCACTGCGTGACACACTTCCACCGGTTGAACCGCAGGGTATCGTCGAAGATAATGTTGTCAATAGGTTTATGAACGCAACCATTAGAGAACCGCTTGAAAAGACTTCAAAACATGTAGATGCCTTGGGAAGAAATATAGGTAACTTCGTCGTTGATGCTTATAACCATCCGGTTACAACCACTGCTGGAGTGATAACACTGCCTATGGGCAGTTGGGCCAAACCTATAGCAATGGGAATAGGAGCCGACATGGCCGACGAAGGTTATAAACAAGCCGGTGCATTGGCCGAGCACTTAATTCGTAATCCGTCGGATGTTAAACATATTGTCAAACAATTGCCAACAAGTATTAAAGAAACTGGCGAAGACTTCTTAAACTGGGGTAAAAGCTTTTGGCCCGATATAGACGAAGAACGATTTATGCCGGGTCCGTCGCCAACAACATCTCATAGTGGAGTAGAACAATGATTAACGTTTTCGATACACACAGACTTCTATACAGAAATGCACAACTTAGAGCATTCAAACAGAGTGCCCCTACAGTGCCGCTCAATTTCCTAAATTATGATGGGGCTGATATTGGTAATATCGTTTATACAGACGAAAATGGTTATATCAGTTATAGCTCTAATATGTATACCGTAACAGAATTGCTTGTCAACGAACCTGCAATTATTCAGGTATCTTTAGATGGCGGTCATAACTGGCCTATTCAATGGATTGTCAGCAATAATGTTTCACAAGCTGTAGAACGCGATGATATTGGCTCGCTTGATTACTATGATGGAGATGGCAATGTGCAGACATGGAATCCACTTTCTGGTAATGCAGCCCTCCCAGATTATGTACGTCGTGACGAATTCGACCCGGACAATAAATGGCAAGAAACAAATCTTATATTCCCGGATAATGGGTCTGCTACCGTCTGTCTTGTGGCCGACAAATGGACAAGTGTTGTAAGCATACCATTTGATATAACAGCAAATACCTGTTGGCTTAACGTTTCGGATTGTCGTGTCGGTCAAAAGATAGTTGTTCTAGCCTATAAAAATGTAACATTTAAACTCGATGGCTCTATTCACGACTCTGTTCAATTGCCGGTCAATAAAGTGGCCGTCATTGGCATTAGCGAAACTGAGGCACATGTTCCTAGGGCCCTTATTGGAGTGATTAATGGCATTACGGCAGCAGATGCCGAAATTCTAATTAAGAATTTAATCAAGACAGAAGCCGGTCCTAGTCGCACTCAGACCGACGCTTATCATGGCGTCTTGGCCGAGAGTAACCAAACGGTTACTTGTGGTATAGCACCAGATGTCGGTGTCTATTATATTAGCCTCACAAATACAGACGATGGCATATCAGGCGTCAATATTGTTATTCCTAATCCAACACATGTTGGTGTTTGTAATATAATTATTGACATGGATTATGCCACATATCATTCCGGCAATAGTAACAGTATTAAACTTTCAATAGGTAGTGGTGCACCGGTCGAAATACATAATAGTGGTGTAAGTGATGATGATAGTACGAGATATCAAATAATAGTAACCGTTCTTGCTTGGACTGACGGCACAGCACCATATAAATATCGCATCTTAGATATAAACTAATATGACACAATTAGAGCTCGAACTAAAACTTTGTCGTGAGAACTTTAGGTTCTTTATAGGATATTGTTTTCAACATATCTATAAAGTTCCTTTTAAATTCTATAAGTTCCATAATGACCTTATCGACTTGTTACTGGACAGTGACAAGATTAAACGTCTTATTATCAATGCACCTCCTCGTATTGGTAAGACGGAACTTATGAAACATTTTATTGCCTGGCAATTCCTTAGGAATCCTGCCAGTACTGTAATGTATGTTTCTTACGATAAAGCTTTGGTAGCTCGTAAAAACTCAGAAATTCAAGATATTCTCATTTGGCTCGCCAAACACTTTAATATCCAAGCCCTTCAAATGAGGGCTAAAAATGATGGTAAAACCGAATGGACGAACAATGCTACCGGCATGATTATTGCACGTGGTTCTGGCAACAACATCACGGGTTCTGGTTGTAGTACGATGTTGATTATAGATGACCCGAACAAGCCGTCTGACCGTACATCCCCGACTGTTCTTAATAAACGCAATAATGTGTTTATGAGTACCATTCGAAATCGTATCAATACACCAGATGTACCGATTATTGTCATTCAACAGCGAATTGCATCTAATGATTTGACCGGATTCTTGCTTGCCGGCGGCTCTAATGAAAAGTGGATTCACGCCAATTTCCCGGCTATCAATGCCGACGGAACGGCACTATGTCCTGAGCGTCTACCGCTTGCAGAAATTGATACCTATAAGAATGACCCATTCACACTCAATGCTCAATTCTTACAAGTACCGTTAGATGATATCGGTAATTTGTTCGAGAAGCATAAACTAATTCTTAGCGGTGACCGTCCGCCTATCAAGGCACTCAAATTAGTTATCAGTGTTGATGCCGCAATGAAAGGCGATATCAATTCGGATTATAATGCAGTTGCTATCTGTGGCACCGATGGTGTTGATTATTTTGTCCTGGATGTACTCAATTTCCATGCCGATATTACAACACTGGTCGAACGTATCCGCGAACTTCGTAAAAGATATGGTAGCGAAACACCAGTCCTATTTGAAGCTAAAGCGAATGGAGTTGCGGCTATGCAAATCCTGCGTAGAGAAATGTCTGGTATTATGGAAACTACACCTTCTCGCGATAAGATTGAACGTGCGATGGTGGTGAAATATCTGTTCGACTCTATGAATGTCAAGTTCTGTATTCGTGGCTTTGTATGGGGAGAGGTTCAATCTCAATTCATTTCATTCCCGCACGGCCGTTACGATGATATTGTAGATGCTGTTGTACAGGGTATTACATTCTTGCACAATCGAGTCAAACATCTAAAGGCTGTTAATACGGCCATTGATAAAAACATCAATTTAAATCGTCCTACTTATGGAGGTAAATATGGAATGTCTAGACATAGTGCAATCCGCGGCATGTAAATGCGGTCTTGTTTCGTCTTTTAACCCGGACGAATTTCCTGGAGATATTGAAGATGCAGGCCGAGCAGCATTAATTAATGAGATTCTGCCTATGCTAAACTGCGACCGAACTCTTGATATCACAGTCACGGCACGTACATATCAACCGGTCAATGGAATTATCGTACTCAAGCCTTTACAGCAGCCTCGCGAAAATTCTTTATTGATTGGATATTCCAAATATAATACCGAAGAGTTAGTTAATCATTGGGTTGCCGAATGCGAAAGACTTATGCCATCTCTACGTGATGAATGGCCAAAGGATGATTTTGGTCAAGACATTACTATTATGATTTGGTCAACCGATACACAAATAGTATTTGGTACGAGTAACTCGGTTGATATAATGCCAGACGTCAATATAGATTTTCCTCCTATGCGAGTAGACGAAGTGTTGGACGAAGGTTCTCGTATCAAATATGAATATGTTTATCGTTCTGAATTTGAACGCATACTACGAGTCGCTCTGCCTGGAGTTTACACTACTGAAGAATATGAGGACAAGATTGTAGTTCTAATCAATGGAACTAATGAAGCCAAACGTTTGATTCTTCCGGTTCCTTTACAAGTCGTAAATGTTCGTCACGATTATGCTGGAGATATTATTGCTCCTCCAAAATTCCGTCGATATCTAATTGATGCCACCGCCGTTTCGTTGGCCATTACATACGGTCTGTCCACGGTAGATGCTATGAAGGCCGAAGCGGCTCAGTCTTATCAAATGTTGAAAAAGAATAAGACACAGCCGATGCATCGTGCTAATGTAAGTGAAGAAATCAACCAGACACTTCGTCACGGTCAGCAGGGCAGGAGGTTCTATGCAGGTTTCTGAGTTTAATGGTATTAAACAATTTCACGATGGAATGGCCGTCAGTGACTATTGTAATGTCATTCCGCTCGGTAATTCTGCCATTGATAGACAAGGCGAAGAAATAGTTGATGATTGGTCCGTAGAGAATCGTCCAGTTTATGAACGTACTTGCGGTACATTTGTCGATAGTAAGAGGAATATTTATATCGCCTGCACCGACGGCCTACGTATGTATCGAGTCGATATTGCGCCGAACGGTGAACAGACTCCACATTTCATCAAGATGCTTGATGTTGGTGTAATCTATGGCGAAGTAACGTTCTGTGAATCTTCTACGAAACCTTCTCAAGTCTACTGTTGCGTAAATGGCCGCGTCTATTATTGGAATACCGAGCCTATTCTCGGTTTCGATGTACCTGTGGAGTATGCCTATCGTTGCGAAGCGTTCACACCGGTTCGCATTCCTGTAATCGCAGGAGCTGATGCTCTGGTGAACCCCGACACAGCGACAAATGGTTGGTTCCCCGAGGTAAATAGCGATAACTATTACCTTCACGATGAATCTAAATGTCCGATGATTAGCAAAATCACTTGGTTCGATAATCGTTTGGTAATGGTGCAGTCCTCGAAGAATACGGTTTGGCTCACTGAGGTAGACCCATCGAGGTTCTTAGTCTGTCAGACTGGAGAAAGCAAACCGGCTCGTACTATCATCGGTATCAACCCGAATGCGGAAGGCCTCGCTGATAAATACATTAACGATTTTATGCCTCATTACTATGCCTCTACGGCTTCGAGTGCAAATCTCGTCGATGCAGTATCTTTCGCCGGTCAATTGTATTTCTTGAACGATTATTCTATCGAAGTCTGGAGTGCTACTGGTAACTATTTGAACCCGATTCAACATAACAGTCAGAATACTCTATACTACGGTGGCCGTAGTCCCGTGATTGTCGCTGATACTATGTATCTTATCTGTCGTGATACTATTCATAATGATTTCATAGCAGCTATCAAACAAACTGGTCAATTCGAACATATTTCTAATATAGAAATTGAACGTCAGTTGCAACCAGGAGCTCATATTATGAAGCCTCTTTCTGTACGCGACCAATCTATGTTCGTTGTTTATCGTGATGATGATATGGTCGAAGGTTTCAGTGCTGCCGAAGGACGATGGTGGAAGTATCTAAATGGCCAATGGAAACATGACTTTATAGTATGGACAATTTGTAATATCCAGGGCCAGGTCTACGGCGTATCTAGGCATGGATATCTTATCCGAGCTACTGATAAACATCGCCAATTTGCCGACGGCAACCCGATAACTCGTTATATTCGTGGTGCTTTCGTGTCTTTTATAGGCCGAAAGATTCTACGTGATGTTGAAGTTATATGTGATACCGGTATCTATTTTGGTGATAACTTCGACCGCAAGGCTATGTACCTGAGGGTCTCTTTCGATAGAGGACTGTCATTCGGGCCATTCTTTTATCGCAAACTCGGTGCTGCCGGCAAGAATGACCGTCAAATAATCTGGCGGAATTGTGGCAGTGGCAATTCAATTCTATTAGAGTTTGGTACCGCAGATAATGTTAGATTCCAAATTTATGGTATCAATTTCAATTTGGCCTAAATTATTCTTGAAATACCTTTTCTTTTAATCAGAAACCGGCCTAGAAACCGGTTTTTCTATTTTCTAATATCTCTAATAGGCTTCGAAAAATATCGCTTTAGAACTCGTTTATCGAAGAAATCTATTTGATATTTAAATACTAGCAAAAGATGATATTTCGATTTTTCAATAATATCATTTTTGGAAAAATTGAAAATCAAAAATTATTATTTAATTGAAGAATAGAAACCTATTCTCAATCACATTTAGTAAGGAATATCAAATGGATTTATGCGAGTATTTAGAATGGCGACAAGACTTCTTGTCTAATCCAATAGGCCGACCATTACAAACTCCTAGGGGTTCTTGTGTGGTCGGCAAATCTTTTACACTGGATTGGGTAGTTCGCACCAATTGGCATCTGCGAAATAGGCAACTCGAAGATGCCGAGTTTGAACTTATTTACAATGGCAAAGACATGGACCTGTCCTGGAAGGACAAACTTTATGGCGACGATGAAGAACTTTATCAAGCATATAAGAGTCTTCATGTAGCGACCTTACTCTCGAATGGCAAGCGCCGTTTAAGCCGTAAGAATATCATCTTCAATAAAGAATGTTGTCTGTGCTATTGGCAATTGCACGATGACCAATTGACGGTCATTTCTCGTAGCCTCGATGTTCAGCGGGCCGGTATGTCTGACCTCGTTGTTGTCAATCGAGTAGCACAGAATCTTGGCTGTAAGACCGTTCGGCTTGTAACTTTATGCAACCATGTTTATGATAACCGCGATGAAATCGCAAGGAGAGCTAAATGAAGATACTAGGCTTCGATATTGAAACCTATAAAGAACACTTTTGTTTTGTCGGTGAACTCTATGACTCCGAAACACGTGAAGTGATTGATAAGGTAACCGTGACTGATGATGGCATCGGTGTAGACCGTGTTCGCATGGGTGTCATCGAGCACTTCTTTGGTCTTGCTGACCACATCGTTTCCTTTAACGGAAAAAGATTCGACTTGCCGGTTCTAGCTAAAATCAAAAGTGACTTGAAAAGGTCTGAGTTAGTACCAATTAAGTATATTTATCAAGATGCCCAAGCCTTGATATCCTACGACGACCATAACAACCCACTTGTCAAAAGGCATTGTATGGTTCGCGAATGGTCGGCTAAGCATTTTGACCTACTTAACAATTGCCTTCTTCGCCACTCTCTTAAACAATGGGAAATGTATTTCGGCTTGCGTATTAGAGAATTGCCCTATGCTCCAGATGCCGAACTTACTCCAGAAATGAAGAAGGAAATTGACGAGTACTGTGCCTATGACGTATTCGCTATGATGAAAATATTCTGGGCTTCTGGCTTTGATGGTCTAGGTCCAGGCGGTACTGGCGGTATCTTGAACACTCTGCCGGCTCAGAAGGTCCTGCTCGAATGGTGGCCTGAGAACCTACCGTATATTTTTGACCGTACTTCTCAGGGTATCGGTGCTGGTGTTATTTATGGTACGACTCAACCGATTCCGCCCAAGACCAATCAACCGTTGGCCTTATTCGATATCAAGTCATTCCAAGTACCAGATGATGTGAAGATTCTTATTGCCTATATTGCCAAGGCTCCGAGTATCGAGTTCGAAACCGTCTATAAGGGAATTACTTATGGTAAAGGCGGTGCCCACTTCATTCGTCCTGGACATTACAAGAACATTTACATCTTCGACTTCGCAAGTCTATATCCTACGATTATCAGTAACTATGGTTTGCTGAAAACAAAGTATGCCAACGAGAAGTTTGCTGAGATTACCAAGAACAGATTGGAATACAAGAAACATAAGAAAGAAAGTCTTCGCTATTATAACCTAGACCGTGGCGCCAAACTTCTACTCAATTCGCCGACTGGTGCATTCCGTATTCGTTCTGGTGGCAGTCCGATGTATGACCCGGCTGCAGGTGAAGCAATGTCCTTCATCGGACAGCTCCTTATTTCAGAACTGGTATTCTCACTACCCGACTTTGAAAATCTTATCGAAGTCAATACAGATTCTGTATTCGTCCAAGGTGATGCGAATGTTGCCAAGTGCCGTGAAATGATTACTTGGTTCAAGGAAAAGCACAACCTTATCTTGGAAGAAGAACTGGTCGAACAAATCTATATTCGTGATGTAAACAACTACATCTTGTACGATAAAGATGGCAATGTTCTTAAGGGTAAAGGTATCGCCTATTCCGATATCAAGAACAAGGCTTCGAACGTGGCCGTCTATACGGCTTTATTCGATTCATTGATTCTACCTGAACTCAAACTAGATTGGGATAAACGTCCCTGGCAAGATTTTGTGGTTAAGTATCATAAGTCTGCTGCATCAAAGTATGCTATGATTGATGGTAAACCGATGCAATACAAGAACTATTACTTCATGTGGACAACTCGTGATTGTCCGGATGCTGTACCGATATCTTTCAGTCGCAATCTTATTGATAGTAAGAATGGTGCGATTAAGGCTCGTTACGGTGTTTGGAGCCAGGATATGGATGAGCTTGCGAAATATGCTCCATATATCGACCACATTCAGTATCGCCGTGACCTTGATGTTGAACTTGAACTCTGGCATCGCCAAGACCTGTGCACAACCGGCCTGTCCAAGATTCAGCGTAAATCTATTAAATCTTTCCATGACCTTATCGTAAGGGACTTTATCTAATGGTACTCGATAAATTACTAACCATATTGGCTCAAATGCCAATGAAATCGCAAAAATTTGTGATGCAAAAGGTTGACTTCACACATAAGAAGCCGACAGAAGTCTATCACGATATTGTGGCCACAATGCATTCCGTCGCAAAGTCGGCATCTGTCAGAGATGTACTCGATATCTATGCACAGATGAATGTATCCGACGAAGACATCCTGTCGGCCTTTGGTGACCATCAAAAGGTTTCCATGCCGCTTACCTTTGACGATACTCAAATCGACTACATTCGTGAAAATATCTATCGGAACCGCGATGGTAAGTTTCGTATAATTCCTAGAAGCTCCAATTGTTCGCCAGAACAAATGCCGCTCGATGGACTTGAAGCCGACGAACGAATTATCGGTGCCAAGCTTTCTCAGTCGCGGCTGAATGAACTCGGCGGGGTAGAGAAGTTCGATGGTCTAGGAGTCTTGCAAGAACAACCGTACGAAGGTCCCTTTGATGGCGTATTTAAATCACTAGCTCCGAATTTGCAGCGAATAAATATCATTTCGTCCTTCAAGCCAGAAGATACCTATGGGTTCTTTGTTCGTGACAATAAGATGTATCGTAACGTTTGTGCCCAGATTACGAAGGTGGACACGAACTTGGTTAATCAAGAAAGCCTTGAACGAGCTATGCTCCTGCTCTTTCTTGTATCTGGTGGCCATGACGGCGAATGGCAACGATTATATCAAGTCATACATTTTATGGTAAGGTTTCCGGACAGTGCAACAGGAATCATTCTCTATCTCAACGACTTTGATGCAGGCGGTAATGGAAAATCGAAACTTGTCTCTATATTGCAAGCGATGTTTGGGGACACCTTTACCGCTTTCGCTACTCAACAACTTCGGTTCACAATGTCTCTTATGGGTAAACGGCTCGTATCCATATCTGAGTTCGAAGGTAACGGTGTGAACGAACAACTTCAAGGGTTAATGAAGTCAATGACAGGCCGTGATAGGTTTCAATATGAAGGTAAAGGTGTTGACCCGATTATCGCCGATACTTACCAGAACTTCGTGATATCATCTAATAAGTATATCTACTTCGAGGATAGCGGTATCAAGAGACGACTACAAAATTTCCATTGTAGTAACCTTCTTCATGCGATGTTGACTAGATACTGCCATAATCAAGCCTATCTTGACCAGTTTTTCGGAAACATCTTTGATGGTTCGGCTCAACGAATTAAATCAGAAATGGCTCATTCGCTGCTAGATTTTATCCTTAAGGATAATAATGTTCAGCCGTTGAACATCAAGCCTCAGCAGATTGTTCTCGGTTCTCTCAAGAATCCTGTACTTCGTGCCTTGTTCTCGTCACATGTGAACCCAGATGCTTTCATTTGCGAAGACCCCGAGGGCTCCAGATTCGACTTGTATAGACTTGCGTCGGAAGCCAAGCCCGAGCAGCTTAACTACGCAGCATCGACTGTACAATCTTGGTTCCCGGATGTAAACTTCAATGTAGCTAGAGATAGTACGAGTATGACCTGCGACTTGCCGGAACAAGTCCTTATTAAACGCTTAATGGCAAGACTACAAGAACTCGATGCTCAGTCTCGCAAACTCAAATCTAAATCTGGTATCTTACTCGATAATTGTAATTTCAAGGGATTTAATAGTATTCATTTACTAAATAAATTCCTAGGAGATGCTATTAAAGAATATGAGATTCCTTATGTCGAACACGATAATTCTGTGGAGGTATGCTAATGGTATGTTGTGATAGATGCAAAGACAAAGTTCTAGGAGAATATAGAATAGGTTGGACTAAAGGCTTCAATGCTTTGCAGTTAGATAAATCCATAAAAGGAGCCGATATATGAATAAACTTATATATACAGGCGGCGAGCTCTGCCTGTATAGGACTTATATCGTTGATGGCCGATATGTTGTAGAAAGTACAGCACTATTGGATGATGAAGTAAAGAAGCTTTACGAAATGACAAGGAGGAACCGATGAAGTGCGACAAACTTAACGCATACAAGGGAGACGTGACTATCCCCGTCTACGGCACAATTGCCGATGCGGAGGTGTACCTCAAGAAAGATGTGGACGAAGCAATCGCGGAACTCAAGGACAAGTGCCAAATGCACAACTTCTTCTGGGAAGGTTGCGGATTCGCAAAGCGAGGGTTCAAAAACTCCATCGCAGTGAGCGAAGCGTTCGACGAACTTGAAGAAGAAAACGCAGAACTCAAGAAAAAACTGATGCCGTGTCTCAATGGTGATTGCATCTTGACGTGCGAAGTCGTAGAGAAGTACGGAAAAGAGAACGCAGAACTCAAAAAGCAAATCCGCAGGCTGAAACGTGCGCTCTATAAGGCGTGTGCGAACTGGGCTATGAACGCTCGTATGGTTGAAATTGAGGCCGAGCCGTGGGGCGAAACTCACGAAAGCCGTCTCTGGGCTGGCGTATATGACAAGTGTCTCAAGAAAGTGGAAGAGTACAAATGAGTGAACTGAAAGCACACGACTTGGTATATATCCAAGACTATCGTGGAGAAGTCTACATCAAGTCCGAAGCCGACAAGGTGATTGCCCGTCACAAGTACAAGCGGTGCTTGGCGATGGCGGAAAGATGTAAGTACAGAATGTATTACTTGGCAGCAGTTGTTGAACAAGAGGCTTCAAAAATCATACCGCTAAAAGCACAAATTCAATGGTATCAAAAACGAGAAAATAGAATGGATTACTGGAAAAATCGTTGGCTGGAACTTGCCGAGAAATTCAAGGAGGCGAAGTGAAAATTGTAATGGATAGGTTGGACACATACAAGTTACGTGATGTGACTCTAGCCATTGACATTGATGGTAATATGATTACGATTGTCGCAACGCAGAAACGAAAGGACGGAACTTATGAGGTTTTCCACCAAGACCAGTTTTCAACACCGGAATAGGGAGACAAAGTGATGTGCGAGTATTGCGAAAACGGGAAAGGTCTGGGAGATAGCATTAAAGGTGATGGAGTGTTCATAGAAGGCTCCATTCTGTATAGTATATATGATGGCAGATATTATAATTGCAAGGCAGAAATACATTTCTGTCCGATGTGCGGACGTAAACTTGCGGAGGCAAAGTAATGACAGATGACCGCGTACATGTACTCGACCCTATTTATGCGACTACCGAAGGTCAAAGACACAAAGACTTTCCGCCTATGAACCACTTAGCCGAACATCATAATAAATGGCGAGCCGCGCTACCTGAGACTTGCTGGTTGTGTAATAACTTCGACCGATGTAGTCCTGGACATAAATGTCGTCATCAGGTAGACATAGATACTCAAGCACAATTAGGAGTTAAGCATGAAAGATATTAGGATTCATATAGGCCTGTCGAAACAGATTGACCTACGAGACTTGCTGAAGCCGACGTTCAGACCCGGCATAAAAAAAATAGCTCAACACTTTGAGGCCGAGCTGTTAATGTTTGCCGACCATTTTAAGACACGTCGGGTGTATGTCGTTAACTGGCATAAAGCTGAAAAATTTCGTCTTGACTTCTACTATAAGTGTTTCAAATATGAAGATAGAGCTATTGCATTTGATGTCGCTCGTCATTATCATACACATGTAGAGATATATGATTTCAAAAATCTAATAGATAAACCGCTTGAATACATAGCATCTATTCCAAGCCCAAATCGTAGAGAGGCGATGGGGTTATGGAAAACATTTAATACATGTTGCGTATGTCACTCTGAAACGGAACAATGCGAGAACGTTTTATTCAGAGGTAAGAAAGACCGAATGTGTAAACATTGTATAGATAAATTTGCACAATGGTCGACTAAAAGAGAATAATACGACTAAACGACGGCTGAAAGATACACAAGATGTCTAAATGATAACTAGACAGGCGGCTCTTATAAGACAACTCTATGCAGAACGAGATGACATAGTACATCAGACAGAAGTTCTTAATAAAGAAAATAAATTGTTACTAGCTCAACGTGCAGAATGGCAGAAACTTGCTTTAGATATTATGATAAAACTGACAAATACACGTGCAGAGTTGATTCTACAACAAGAAGGCCCAGGATAATCTCCTGGGTCTTTTATTTATACTTTTCAATATTCATCTTGCGAATATGGACTTAGACCCCTTATTTTCTCTTTATTTCGAAAAAAAATTTTTAAAAAAAAAAATTTTCTCGCGGAATATATAAAAATGGCCCGTAAGTCCTATTTCGAAAGATGATATTTATAAATATATATTATTTATCGAACCACTTATCAATGAACTCATCGTCGCTTAGGGTGTGT